AAGAATATAAAAGAAGAATGATGGTTATGGATTTATATGATAAAGAATATTCACATAGAGCAAAACTTGCTAGAATGATTGAAGAAGGTAAAGCATTACAACCAGAATTTGGTGGCGAAATAGTATCGCCTGACGATCAATTGTTAATGGACAATGAAGCATATGCAAATAGAACAAGACAAATGAGAGAAGATAGTGCTGCAATGCAAAGACGTGATGAGGGTAAAGTAAATGTTGTTAATACTAGAGGTGGTGATAGTAATGTTAACACAGCAAATAATACATACACTAATATTATGGAAGACACAAACACATCAGATAATAGTTTAAGAAACTATCTATCTGCTTAATACGGACCTAAATCTTTTTCGGTAATTAATTTAAACTCTGCGCCATTGTCTTCACAATAAGACTTTGCTGCTGTCCATTTCGCTTGATTTTTAATATACTCAAAACTCTCACGCATAAATGCTCTAGTCTTCTTTTTAGGTGTCTTTGGTGGTTTACATTGACGAGATGGTTTGATTTCAATAAGAAACTTTTTACCTTTAGATGTCTTTACAATAAAGTCAGGATAGTATGAATGATACTTTTTATCAATCGGATTGTAATATCTTATGGATAATTCTTCACTCGCCCAATTGGTTATATCAGGACTACGGTCACAGTGTAACATAAACTTACGCTCTAGTAGTGAACGATAGACTATTTTAGACGGGTCGCCAACGTATTTTTTAGGGTTAGATGGGCGATATAAACCTTTGTAAGACTTCTTCATTGTGTTATAAATATTGTAATATATATAAAGGAAAACAATGGCTTCAATAAAACTAGGTCAATTAATGAGTCTTGCCAATAGATTTAGTGGTAACGCTCTATCTAATCAACAGGCGAAAGCGGCGGCTTCAAATTTACTAAAACAATCGCCGTTAGAGATACCTGACGCAAAAGCACCAACTTCACATATGAAGGCGAACACATTATCATTTGCGCCTATACAATTTCCTAGTGATTTAGGAAATGATGAACAAGGGCATTTTATGATATTCTATTCAATATCTAATAAACACTCTGCTTTATCAGATCAAAAGAATATGAGTAAATTAGGTATTGGTGTAAATACAGGAGTAGATAGTGGAGGTGAAACATCTTACAATATTGCACTACTAAAATCTAGTAGAGATGGTAATACAATACAAATAGGTAAACAACCTAAAAATTCAATTAATGCAAAGAAACCTACTCACACACAGGTGACTGGCGCAGTTGCATTGTATATGCCTCCAGGAATTAAAGCAGAATATAGTGTTGAAAATGGTCCTACAGCCACAGGTCTAGGTGGATTAGCAGTAAGAACATTTGCGGAAACAACTTCAGCATCAGGAACAGAAGCACAAACACAAGCATTTTTAAAAGGTGTAGGCGGATTTGCTTTATCGGCAGCAAAAGATTTAGGTGTTGGTTTAGCAGAAGCAGCAGGATTAGGTGATGTATCAGGTGCAATTAGTAAAGTTACAGGTTTTGCTCAAAACCCATTTACAGAAGTTGTATTTGAAAAAGTAAACAATAGAGATTTTTCATATACATTTAATCTACAAGCAAGATCACAAAAAGAAGTACAAGACATAAACAAAATTATTACTTTTTTCAAATATCACATGCATCCAGAGATGGAAAATGATGTTAGTGGTGGACGATATTTCAAAGTGCCTAGTGAGTTTGAAATACACTATGCATACAATGGACAAGTGAATAATTATTTAAATAAATTATCTCGTTGTGTGTTAACAAGTACAAATGTAAGTTATGGCGAAGGTGACTTTACAACATTTAGACAATTTGATCCGGACGGTGCGGCGCCAGTCAATATTAAAATGACATTGGCGTTTACAGAAACAGAAATTATGACAAAAGAAAGAATAATGGAGGGTTATTAAGATGGCGTTATTCTTTGAACAGTTTCCTAAACTTGCTTACGATATATCTGGTAATAAGAACTTTAAATTAGTCACAGATATTTTTAGAAGAATTAAGATTAGATCCAACATTGCTGATAACGTATCATTATATTCCACTTATGATGTGCCGTCAGGCGAAACACCAGAAACAACATCATTTAAACATTTTGGTACAACAGATTACCATTGGATTATATTACTGACAAACAATATCACAGATAGATATTATGGTTGGCCATTAAGTGAACAAGACTTTGAAGCTTATGTAACAAGTAAATATGATAATCCAGGTGCAGTACACCATTATGAAAAAACACAATCAAGTGGACCACAAACAAGTAATGGACCATTTGATTACTCACACAAAATAGAAGTCAATAGTACAGAAGTTGGCGCAGAGGCTGTGTCAAACTATGAATACGAAAGACGATTACAAGACGAAAAGAGAAACATTAAACTTTTAGATCCTAACTATCTACCGTTATTTTTAGAAGAATTTGAAAAACTAGTAAGAGATTAAAATGTCAGTCATTGGTGATAACAAAGATACATTAAAGTTTGCTGGCGATTTTCAACTAGACATATGTACACTCGTATCCTATCGTAAAGCAGCAGAGGCACAAGACTCAGCAGTCAGAGTAAACATATTACCACAAGTAATGTCAGTTACTTATGTGGAAGATATTACTTTACAGTGTATCACGGGTGAGATAGTATTAGCAGATAACCAAGATATACGAACAGCGTTACCATTAACAGGAATGGAAAGATTAGAACTTAAATTTTACACGCCAGGAAGTGGATTACACGATAGAGTAGAAGCAATTGAACAAACATCTGATCCATATTATGTGTATAAGATAGAAAAGATACGACCATCTGGTGGTACAGGAAGACAACAAGTTTACAAACTACATTTTACAAGTAGAGAAGCATATCGTAATTCATTGTTTAGAGTCAGTCAAGCATTTACTGGACCAGTGGAAGACGCAGTGTTAAAGATAGTCAAGTCGCCAGATTATTTGGATAGTCGTAAACCATTGTACATTGAAGAAACAAAGACAAATTCAAAATATGTCATACCGAATAAGAAACCATTTAACGCAATACACTTTCTAGCTAAAGAATCCATATCTAAAAACTACAATAACTCCAATTATCTATTTTTTGAAACAATGAATGGATTTCATTTTAGAAGTATTGAATCATTAATGGCACTTGGTGGACATACTGCAAGACCAGTCAAAGAGAAATATCATCTACAACCAGCAAACGTAAGAGTGGATGGTGAAAGAGATGTAGAAAAAGAGATGAGAAGTGTTGCGCATTACTCATTTGAAGATCCGGTTAACCAGATTGAAACATTAAACACAGGATTACTTGCAAGTCGTGTTATACAACACGATATGTTTAATAAGACAATCACAGAATATGATTTTGACTATCATACTTCATTTGCCAATTACTTTCATACAGAACACGCTGACGGTGCCAAGACAGGACTCAAATTCATACAACCGTATGCGTACTTTGATAATACAAACAAATTGTTTTCCGAACAACCATTACAAAAACTAATGGTCACTTCCGACACAGTCAATCTACATAATGATTATCAACGACCCAATCGAAGTGAGATAATACAAAACAGTCAATCACAACGACAACAGTTACTCAACAATAATCTAATATTGAAAGTACCAGGAAACACAAAGATACACGCCGGCGATATGATTTCATTTACACTTCCATTTGCGAAACCAGTCGGACCCAATGAAAAACAAGAACTCAATCCATATCACGCAGGACGTTATCTAGTATTACAAGTCAAACACATTATATCGCCATTGGCAAAGAAACACGAAATGACGTTAAGATGTGCGAAAGATGCTGTAAACTCTACATTACCAGTAGAAACAGATACAGATGTGGTAAAACTCAAAGATAAGAAAAACAACGATATAATTACTGTATACGAAAAAGACGATACAGAAGTACAATCTACTCATAGAGAGATAGGAATAACAAACAATGTATTTACATAATATGAATTTACATAATATCTCCGAAGAATCGCTGCTAGCGCATGTAGGAAGCACGCTAAGCGGTGGCTATGAGAGGATATATACTAAACAATGTAAGTGAGAAGAAACACATATAATTAGAGGTAACAATGAAAATTAAAGAACAAATTAAGACAATCATAGAAGACTACTCAGAGGCAAGAGATATATCCATGGAGTATAACAAATACGATGGCTTCTTCAAGGGCCACCAATCACCCGAAACACTGTGGAACTTTGTAAAATCTCCCTTTTTACTTAAAGTTAAGGGCCTTCTTGCGAGTCTTAAACTAATAAAGATAAGTAATAGTAGATGAGCGCCACCTTGCGTAGAGTATTAATAAATGCTATCTTATGGCGCATGGTGACCTTTTTAAAACAAGAGGCATATCGGTAAATAAAAGATGATAGACAATAACTTTTTAGGACGAAACGGCTTTCTGTGGTTCACTGGCGTTGTAGAGGATAGATTAGATCCTCAGTATGCTGGCCGAGTAAAAGTAAGAGCCGTTGGATTCCATACGTCTAATAAAGAAAAGTTGCCAACAAGCGATCTACCGTGGGCGATCTGTGTGTTACCAACTACAGCGCCAGGTATCTCTGGACTTGGTTCTTCTCCTAGTTTTTTAGTGGAAGGTTCGTGGGTTTGGGGTTACTTTAGAGATGGCGAAGATGCACAAGAGCCGGTGGTGCTTGGTAGCCTTCCAGGAGTTCCAAGTGAATTAAGTAATACAAGTAAAGGCTTCTATGATCCAAATGGTATCTATCCGAAATATAAGAATGAGCCTGATGTCAACCGATTAGCTGTTAACAATGAAGACAATCCACATCTGGCTCTTACATTAAGACAATCTACACGTATCACTGGTATCGCCACAGCTGATTTTAATACAATTACAGCTGCCGATGGTTCTACAATAGCCGCTAGTGATGGCGACACATTTGACCAGCCGAGTATTCCATACAACGCCAGCTATCCATATAATCACGTCTATGAAAGTGAAAGTGGACATATAAGAGAATATGACGACACCAATGGCAATGAAAGAATATACGAGAGCCACCGAACCGGCACCAGCTATGAGATTGACGCAGCCGGCAATAAAACAGATATAATAAAGGGAACACACTACACACTTACTAGCTCTAATAACAAAGCGTATGTAGCTGGCGATTCAGATATCACCATAGACGGCCGCCATAAGATATACATTAATAAGAATAACGTAGAGAATAACCATTACGATATACAAATCGGAGCCGGCGCTTCCATTAATATACAAGTAGACAGTGGCGATGTAAATGTACACACAGTGACCGGTAAAATCAATATGAACGCCGGCGGTGACTACAATCTAAAGGTAGGTGGAAATATGAACGTAGTTGTAGAAGGAAGTATCAGTGAAACGGTAGAAGGGAATAAGACAAGTAATACTACTGGCGCCGTTGTTCACCGTGGCTCTACAATTGATTTGAACCCTTAAATTTGCGAGAGAGAAAAGGCCTTTGTTAAACTGAGTGCCAACCTTAATCTATAAATGTAATAACAACTTTAAGGCAATAGCGACAAACAGGTGGTGCCCTAAAACTATGGTGCTTTGCTAATAAAAGATACTAGACAAATTTTTTCTCGTAATTTTTTTAGTCTATAAAGATTGCGATTATTTAACTTTCTATAAACTCTCTTAATGGTAAATTACGAGAAGGGTGTTTTAACTTTCTCAACGCTTTACACTCTATTTGTCTAACTCTCTCACTATTGACATTAAACATCTCGCCGATTTCTCTTAAAGTTTTATTGTAGAAAAATCTTAATCTTAATA